TGCTGTGGCACAAGAATTTCTAGCCTATAAATTTACATTAACCCGTGATGCTACAACCACATCAAGTGGTCCTACCTTCAAGGGATACCAGGCTAAAGCAACTATTGCTACACCTCGCGTAAGAGTTATTAAATTTCCTGTTTATTGTTTTGATGTAGAGACAGATAAATATAATACTATTGTTGGCTATGAAGGTAGAGCATTTGACCGCATTAGATTACTAGAAGAAATTGAAAAGACTGGTGATGTTATCACCTGGCAAGATTTAACTACATCTGAATCATTACAAGCAGTTATAGAAGAGGTATCATTTACTCGTATGACACCACCTGATAGACGATTTGATGGCTTTGGAGGAATCATAGAAATTATGATTAGGACAGTATAATGACAGCGCAAGATTGGGCTGCATTAGCAGTAGCCATAAGCACTTTGATTGGTTCATTTGCCTTAATGGTAAGATGGCTAGTTAAACATTATCTTGATGAATTAAAACCAAACGGGGGCAGTTCGGTAAAAGACCAAGTGAATAGACTAGAGGCCCGCGTTGACCAAATTTACATACTCCTTTCTGATAGGGATTAGCCTACTTTTAATACCTCAATCAGCATACGCTGATGAAATACTTGTTGAATTAAATCCTGAAACAGCCTATGTAGATACAGTAGTAGATGTTACTGGTCCTACTGAATATTTTATTGAAACATTTACTGGTCCTAGAATTGAAATACAAGCCAATGGCACACCAAGAGTGCGTGATGGTTGGGTAGATTCTTGGATTGAACTACGCCAAGGTGAAGTAATCCTTAGAGCAGATGATGATAGTAACCACGTTACTGGAGTTAATGAATATGCTTCTAAGATAACAGGAACTATTGATACTGGCACATATACAATTCGTGCTACTTCATATTTGAATAGAGTTGGTTATGGCAACCCTACTGGTGTTTATACTTTAAGCAGTAATTTAATACAGCCTCCTCCACCACCTGTGGTAGTTGAGCCTATACCGCCAGTCGTAGTTGAACCAATAGTTGATACCATTGTTCCAACAGTTCCAGATATTGTAGTAATAGAGCCACCGATAATGATTCCAAGCCCACCTGAGCCTCCTTTGGTTGAGGAGATACTACCAGAACCTGAGCCTCCTATGGAAGCAGAAGAACCTCCGCTACCAGTAGAAGAACCTCCAGTACCTGCTGAAGAGCCACCTACTGAGGCTGAACCTGCTCCAGAAGAAGCGGAAGAGCCACCTATGGTGGAAGAAGAAGCACCTATCCCAGTTGAAGAACCACCTGCTGAAGCAGAGGAGCCACCTGTAGAGGTAGTGCAGTTAGATGAAGTTGATTTAGAAACCCTTGCACCTGAAACACCAGTCCAATTAGACAATGGTGTAGTGCTAGAGGCTGGCACAGTAGTAGCCCTACAGTTGTTAGAGAATCCAGCAGAATTAATTGCAGAAATATTTAGTAACCCAGGACAAGTGCTAACTGCATTGTCAAACATTGGTGCTGATATGTCTGAAGAAGAAAGAACAGAATCAGAGCAGACAATTATCGCATCTGTTATTGCTACTCAGGCTGCTGTTAATGCAGTAGGCGCAGCCAATATGGCTAGAACAGCAACACCTACCCCTACGCCTAGTGGTGGTGCTCCATCTGCAAATGACAACATCAAGTTATACAAAAGGAGAAAACCTTGAAAATATTAAGAGATATGGTCCAACAATTATGGACCTTGTTAGGAATGTTTATTGCTTGGGTTGTACTAACTGGCTCAGCAAAAACTGTAGTTGGCTATGCAATTGTATTGACTTTAATTGTATGGGCAGTTACTTATAGATTACGTAATCCCAAGGAGGACAATGAGTAATGTAGTAGATATAGCCAAGTCTCAACTTGGATATCAAGAAGTAGGCAAGAACAATGACAGTATGTATGGCAAGTGGTATGGATTAAACAACAACCCTTGGTGTGCAATGTTTGTATCTTGGTGCTTTGACCAAGCAGGATTAGCATCTAAGATAGCGGCTCAAACTGCTAAAGGATTTGCTTCCTGTAATGCAGGACTTAAATGGTTTGTAAGTCACGGAAAAACTGTGCCAGTAGGTAAGGCGCAGGCTGGGGACATAGTTTTCTTCCAGTTCGATGCTGATGCAGAAGCCGACCACGTTGGCATCTGTGCTAGTAACGACGGGAAGAAATACCTTATGGTCTATGAGGGTAATACCTCTGGGGATAATAAGGGTAGCCAGTCAAACGGAGATGGTGTGTATCTAAAGAAACGCGCTTACTCCCTAGTAATGGGTGTTGCTCGCCCTTAAAGGACAAAATATGAATACAACTAAAGTAAAAGCAATTGTAATCTCTTACGCACGTGCAGCATTTGCTGCTGTGCTTGCTCTATACCTTGCAGGTAATACAGACCTGAAGGCATTAGCAACAGCAGGAGTTGCAGCAGTTGCAGGACCTCTTCTGAAGGCTTTGGACTCCTCAGCCACAGAGTTTGGTCGTGGCAGTAACTAGTTATAAATAAATAAGACCCCCTCGCCTAGTATGTCTACTGGGTAAGGGGGTTCTTTTGTCGTTTTAAGACTTAATCGTGCTCGTATGACTCTAGTTGCTCTAGTAATAAATCCATATCCCTATGATGTTTCATATGTCGATATTCATCGACTAGAGATGTGGTTAGGTATACGGTTAGGGTTCCTAAAGTTGAGCCAAAAAATACAGCCCAAAATGTATTATTTATAACATTAGACATAGTACTCCTTAGAGATATAATTAATTATATATTATACTATAGACCCCTTTGGGGTCTTTTATATATTATATTAATATTAATTATACACATAGGTACCAATCTATGGAAGTCACATTCGACTTCCATCTAACCCTATACCTGTGTATAATATATCTAATGTCAATAAAACTTGAAGAATATACATTACCAGAACATATATCCTACAGTGCTTTCAGCACCTATCTAACCTGTGGATATCAATACTACCTTGGTAGATTATTGGCAAAACAGGAAGAGCCGTCTGTGTGGTCTGTAGGAGGTTCAGCATTCCACTTGGCTTGCGAAACCTATGATAGGGATAACCTATGATAAACGATGTTGATAATTTATGGACAGAATCTTGGAATGCTTGCAAAGGTGATATTGATTTAACTAATGCTCGTATAGGTGGCAAGGCTACCAAAGTTAATCCTAACAAGGAAGACATTAATTTTTGGCAGACTGCAGGACCTATGTGGGTCAGCGAGTATATCGCTTGGCGCAAGCATAACCCCAACTGGAAGATTTGGATTGCTCCAGATGGACGACCAGGAATTGAATTGGAACTAATGCCAGTAGTGGCTGATGTTCCTATCAAAATGGTGATAGACCGAATTTTTGAGGTTGATGGGCACTTAGTAATTGTTGACCTCAAAACATCTAAGAACACTCCAACTAGTACTTTGCAACTAGGCTTTTATAAACTTGGTTTAGAAGTTACTTTTGGTACTGATGCTTTAGGTGGAGAAATCAATTGGGGAAATTATTACATGTCTCGTGGTAGCAATACTGTAGAGATGGTTGATTTATCAGGATATACATATGACAAAATGGAGTTCTTGGTAAAAGGATTTGACAAGGCACGAAAAGCAGGTATATTCTTGCCCAACACAAACTCTTGTCAATACATGTGCGGACTTACCGCTCATTGTGAATTCTCAGCAAAGAAGGAAATATAAATGGCAGAAGACTGGAAGTTACAAGTATCATACAAAACTGGAACTGGCGATTTAATTAACGTCAGAGCCAACACGGCAGACGAACTTAGTGTATTGCTTGAGGGCATTGGCGACTTTGCTACTCAAATTGCAGCAGTACAAAAGTTGGTGGTGGGAGCAGCGGTTACCGCCCCTTTATCAACGCCGAGTTCCACGCCAAGCACAGAGCCTCAGCGCTCCTCAGCACCACCCCAGGCAACGCCTCCGTCCGCTGGAGCAGGTCCAACGTGTCAACACGGAGCACGCAAGTACAAGTCGGGAATCTCAAGCAAGACGGGGAATCCTTACGCGATGTGGGTGTGTCCAATGCCTCAGGGCGCGGACCAATGCAAGCCAGTAAATTAGTAGACGAACAATTTCCGTTTTAACAATTAGGTAGGGGGCAGTAAAATGCGTACACTAGTGAGGTCTGTAGGGCGGGCTTCTATTGGCGGGGAACCTCTACCTAGTTGTTTTAAATCATTTGAAACCTCTAAGATTATTATCAGACGTGCAGAGGTTTCAATGTTTGCGGGTGCTCCTGGGGTAGGTAAATCAACACTTGCCCTAGCGATAGCATTAAAAACTAATGTTCCAACGCTTTATATATCTGCTGATACCAATGCTCATACTATGGCTATGCGATTAGCATCCATGATATCAGGAAAGAATCAAACAGATGTTGAAGAAAAACTTAATAATGATATTGGCTGGACTAAGGCTATCTTACAAAAGGGTAGCCATATAGTCTGGTCATTTGATTCATCACCAACCTTACAGGACATTGACGAGGAAGTGCAAGCCTTTGAAGAACTATGGGGCTGTGCTCCAACATTAATAGTTTTAGATAACCTAATGGATGTAGCCACCGATGGTGGCGAAGAGTTCGCATCAATGCGGGCTATTATGAAGGAGTTGAAGTATCTTGCTAGAGCAACTAATGCTGCGATTGTCGTATTACACCACACTTCGGAAGCAGTTCCTGGGAATCCTTGTCAGCCAAGAAGCGCAATACAAGGGAAGGTTTCTCAGTTACCTGCCCTCATATGTACGCTTGGCACTGTTGGCACGTCGCTTGGCGTTGCTGCAGTCAAGAATCGCTACGGAAGAGCAGATGCGGGAGGGACGCTTATGACTTGGTTAGCATTCAATCCTGAATATATGTATGTAGAAGACATCCCAGAAAATTCATGACAACACGCAAATCCCACAAAGCCAGAGGAGCAACATTTGAAACCGACTTACGAGATTATTTTAGACGAATTGGACTTGATAGTGAGCGACTTGCTAGAACAGGTGCAAGAGATGAAGGAGATGTTGTTGTCCGCTCAGATTTCCTTGGATTCATTGGAGTCATTGAAGCCAAAGCACCAGGTCAATCAGGTCGCATTGACCTCTCTGGTTGGACGAAAGAGGCTCAGATTGAAGCAACGCATTATTCAGAGGCAAGAGGGATTAAAAGAACATCCGTCCTCGCAGCGGTGGTCATCAAAGCCCGAGGAAAAAAAATAGCGGATTCTTATTTAGTATTAAGGTTAGGCGATGTATTTGACGGATGATTTGCCAGACATAGTTTTGGTGTTAAGGCACTACGGTGCTAACCCACCAAGGACTATTGGACAAGTTAATCTGAAGTGTCCGTTCCATGACGACACTCACAGTTCGGCAAGTTTTAACACGAAGGAAAACATATTTAATTGTTTTGCTTGTGGGATGAACGGCAATAGTTTACAGATTATAGCGAAACAGGAAAGGATTGACATACGTGAAGCAAAATCTTTCGCAGAAGGAATTACTGGGCAAAGCAGCGGCAAAGTACGCGGCAAACATCTTTCAGGCGGAAGATTACCTAGCAAGCAGGGGAATAACGCGGGAAGCAGCGCGTCTGGCTCGATTCGGCGTAGTAGAGGAGCCTGAAATTGGACATGAAGCATTCCAAGGTCGTCTTTCGATTCCTTACATTACTAAAACTGGTGTTGTTGACTTACGTTTTAGGTCGCTTAATCCAGCGGTGGAACCGAAATACATGGGAATGACAGGAATTGAAACAAAGATGTACAACGTATTAGATATTGATAAAGCAGGCGATTGGATTGGAGTATGCGAAGGTGAATTGGATACTATTACCTTGTCTTTTTGTGTTGGGATTCCTTGCATCGGAGTACCTGGCGCAAATTCATGGAAGAAACACTATACTAGGTTACTGGCGGACTTTGAAAGAGTTTTTGTCTTTGCCGATGGAGACCAACCAGGAAAAGAATTCGCTGCTAGTCTTGCAAGAGAGTTGCCAGTTACAATCGTGCAGATGCCAGACGGAGAAGACGTCAATTCTTGCTACGTTAAATACGGCTCCCAGTTTATTCGAGAAAGAGCAGGATTAGATGAAAGATAAGATTCCGCCATGCAAAATATGTGGTGAGCATTTTGATAATATATTTGAGGCTACTGACCATTTAATAGATGATGCAGGTGGTGAAGAGTTTGACCCTAAACTTATACTTCCTGGCGGATATCAGTTAATGATTGGTTCTCTGCTTCGTTGTATTTATAGTATGGCAGATAATCCTGAAGAGATTAAAAATATTACTCAATCCACCTACGCTACATTATATGCTGCAGAATCTAGTCCTAAGAAGATGAAAAAGTATATAGAAGATATAGTTATACATGAAGAGATGCGACAACTAGATAGCGAACTAATACATTTTTTAGCAGAAACCGATGAAGAAGAAGATGGAGAGTGAAGAGATATGGCAGATTATAACCCACTTGGAAAAGCAAGGTTTCCATATAACCAACAAGAAGATAGACCAGAAATCGTTGATTTTGACGCTCAAAATACCACTTTTGAGTACCATGTTGGAAAAACCTACCAAGAATTATTAGACTTGTTACTATCTAAACATAGAGATTACGGCGCAAAAAATATTGCTGACGCTCCTGGTGGTGCTATCAATGGACTGCGTGTTCGTATGCATGATAAGTTGGCACGAATTAATAATCTAGTTGACAATAAAAAAAGTCCAGAACATGAATCATTTGAAGATTCATTTAAAGACATGGCTAACTATGCAATCATTGGATTGCTAGTACTGAGAGGAGAGTGGGACAAATGAAAATATTTGGACCATACAAAGGCAGTAAACAAAATGGTGGTCGTCCTATTTATGTCATCAAGCGCAAGAAAAAAGATGGCACAACTGAGACTACATCTACAAACAAAGCCCGCTTAGATTATAAGAAGGCTACTGGTAAGAAGTTAAAGCGCAACCAAGAAGTAGACCATGTAGATAATGGTGGTCGTGCTGGCAAAGATGGCATTAAGAACTTAAGAGTGCTATCTAAAAGTAAAAACGTAGCCAAAGAAAACAAAAGACGCGCTAAGAAAAAATGAAATTTGCGTATGCTGACCCACCATATTTAGGTATGGGTAAAAAGTATTCTTCGCTTCATAAAGAAGCGGAGATATGGGATGACCCTAAATCTCATACTCAATTAGTTGAAAGATTAACTGATGAGTATCCTGATGGGTGGGCAGTATCGCTATCAGCACCTTCATTAAAACTATACTTACCTGCATGTCCAGATGATGTGAGAGTAGCAGTCTGGGCTAAAACATTCCACCAAATAAGGGTAAATGTAGCCATACAGTATGCCTGGGAGCCTGTAATTTGGCGTGGTGGGCGTAAAGAAACACCAGTGAAACCAATGATTAGAGACTGGCATTCAGGTAGAATTGCCATGAAGAAAAACTTTTATGGAGCCAAGCCATTAGATTTTAATACTTGGATATTAAATTTATTGCAATATAAAAAGGGAGACACTTTAGATGACTTGTTTCCTGGCAGCAATAGTATGTCAGAAGCAATCAAACTAATAGAGGAAATAGCCTAATGAAAAATATTGTATGCATCTCAGACCTCCAAGTACCATATCACGATATAGAAGCGGTGAACGCTATCGCAAAGTTTATCAAGTGGTACCAACCCGAAACTGTTGTATCTTGTGGTGATGAAATGGATATGCAGACTATCAGTAAATGGAGTAAGGGCACCGAGTTAGAGTTTGAGCGTTCTATTGGACGCGATA